TTCCAATGCTGATAGCCTATCTTGCAAAGCTGACGCATCAAATCCGGGAGTCTCCCTGCCCTCTATGGCAGACAATCTATCTTGCAGCCCAGATGCATCAAAATTAGGCATATTGGAAAGAATGTCTGTCCTAAAAGCTTCTGGATCAAATGAGGGAGTACTAGCTAATTCTTTATTAGCATCTATTTGACTTTGAAGGCTAGTAGGATCAAAGCTTGGGATATTTAAAGCATCACGAAAGGTGCTGATATTAGCGGCTCCTTCTTCACTATTAACCCAATCCTCAAAATTAAAATTATTGTAATCGTACCCTCCCTCGGTGGTTGGCGTTGTCGTCGTTGCATAACCAGAACCAGATCTTGGATTATAATTATTGGCATTGAGTTGACGGGTAATATCATCGGGCGTAACTGATTCTGTGCTTACACCCCCGGTAACAGGGTCAATGGGGGCATAATTGAAAATGTGGTTGCCATAGGTTGTGCTTCCATTCAGCGGCCGATTGGTTAGGTTTGGATTGACGCTAGCAGGTTGATTGGCTAGGTTTGGATTGACGGGAGCCCTAAAGTAATTAATTTCAGGGCTAAATCCGGGCCTGTACCCAGCCAATTCTTCAGGGGATATAACTTCTGTCCCTCTAATCCCAGCTTGGCGAGCGGCGGCCCCGGCCTTGTTTATCCCTGTGTATTCCGCATCATAATTATCCATGTAGCTAGGATCGCTAGCATATTGAGAGTCACGCGCTACTTTTGTGATTCCCCCTGGCCCAAAGTTAGGGATAGAGCCACCAAAAGGCATCTTAACAACACCGCCGCCAGCGAGGCGCTGCAATCCTTTAATATTATCCATGTAATTGTTAGGATCTATAGATGTGATTCCCCCTGCCGCAGCATATTGAGAGTCACGCGCTACTTTATACCACGGATAGTCCTGTTCTAATTGATCGTAAGCACCCACCATGTTTGCCGCATTCCTTCGGTAATCTTCTTCCCTCTCTCTCTCGAACCTGCGGTTCCTCTCTTCAGCTTCCTCTACAGCTTCCATTTGCCCTCTTTGGCCTTCACCAATTGCTATTGGTGCAAGAACTCCGGGCTCTAGAAGTTGTTTCCCAAAAGCTCCGGGCTGTTTGAATGGGGCAAGGATCTTATCTCCTGCAGTTTGAGCGCCCCTTAAAGAACTTAATCGTTCTGATAGGTTTGCTACCTTTGCATCTGCTGCACTCTTAACCCCTTCTGCACCAAGCAGCTTTTGTATTGGATCTGTCATAGCTGTTTGAGATGGGGTTAAAGCTCCCACTCCAAATGGATCTATCGTAGCTATGTTAGCTATTGGCTCTGATGCTGTTATTGATGCTAAGTTTTATTTTTATTGCTTTAGCTATTGGATCTGCGGTTTCTGCTGTTGTTAATGCTAAGTTTTTTCCAGCCTCTGAAGCAGCCGTTGACGCATCCCCCAAGGCCGCTGCAGTTTCACCTATCTGAGGATTTAATGCATCTCTAGCAGCGCCTAAACCATGACCCAAGCCCCAACCAGTAAGGCCAGACATAATGCCTTTTCCAAGATCTCCGGTTACAGCCGTTGTTGCCAGCCCTGAACCGATAGCTCCAGACAAGGCAGCGTTGCCAGCCGCGCTAGTTAACGCAGTACCCAAGCCACCTCCAAGGATAGATCCAAGACCTCCAAGTATGGTGCTACCAAACATACTACCAAGCAAAGGTGCTAGAAAAGGCAAGAACGCTTCAGGCTGACCAGTAATAGGGTTGGTTGTCAGTTTCCCTGTAGGAGAAAGGGCAGCAATTCCCTGAACTTCATGGGGATTCATATGGACAAGCATGCTGTCGCCATACCGTCCATGTTGAGCCATGCTATTGGCTATGCCCTGCATAGGGGGATCATTAGAATACATTAACTTGTCTCCACTCCAAATAGATTGAATGATAAGTTTGTAGTGCTTGCATAGACTTTTATAACATCTGTTTGAGCAAAACACATACCTATTACCACCGTAATGGTTTCATTTCCAGAAATTGCCTTATCATAAAATAAATACTGCTTATCATCTGCCGAAGCTCCCGCAACATGAAAGCTCACCCGAAATGTCGCAGCTGAACCATCTCTATTGCATACAACCAAAGAACTAACTGTTGTCTGTGTTAAGTTCGGGGCCGTATAAAGGGTTGTTACTGTTGTCGCTGCCGGGGCTAACTGTCCTAAACTTTTTATAACATCGGTCATGAAGCCCCCATGAGGAGAAACTGAAACCTCCTCACTGCAAGAGAGCCGGTTTTGTCTCCTTGGGTCTTTGCCAGCTCAACATCGTTTTCAAGAGTTTGAAAGGCAAGCTCTATCGTTCTTCTTGTGACTGCCTCGTTCTCAAAGTCATACTCTGGGCGAGATGCCGGTAAAGGGTTGTCTCTTCTGGAAGCCATTACCGCCTCCCGTCCTGACGCATATCAAACCTAAGCCCCCCGAGCCTCCAGCCATAGCCAGTCCCGCTACTCTCTACCCTGACAACAGAGTGCCTTGTTCTATTCCGCACATAAGACTGGGTTGTACTCGGAGTTACTGTTGACGTTGAAAGGACAGCTGCCGTTTCTAAAGGGAAATTGCTGCCTTTAACGATGATGTCAGTTGAGGCATCCGATTGATTCCCGCTAAAAGAAAAATCCGGGATAATCCTCTTCATAAACATAAAGTATTCACCTTCTCCAATCTCAAGGTCGCCAGACTCAATATAGGCGGTCATTGGAGACTCATCCGCGTCATAACCAACTTCCTGCTCATATAAATAATTGTTACCCCCGTCTATAGCAGAACAGGCCAGAGGGTATTGCCGTGTACTTCCACCAACCCAAGCGCCTCTAGTCATCGTTCCTACAGCCCAAAGACCTTCTTCATAGTTATAAGAGACATAATTGGTTACCTCGGTGTCAGCGGAACCTATAGGATAAAACCAAATTACCTCATTGTAATCATTATTCTCAGCAGCAAAAACCTTAAACGCCTGGTCTTTGTTTAAGTTGGAAAAAACATAATCCTTTACGGTGCAAGCCAGTGGCTGAACTGCCCCGTTATACATATAAAAATTACCCCTATCCATGAAATAAACAACGCCTCTGGCATTAACTGCTGCATTAGGCGATATCATTGATATGTCAGTACTTAACCGAGAAAACTGGAAAGTAAATGGAGCGCCAACAAACCTCATGGAATGCAAGCTAGCGTCCGTCCAAATAAGAATTTCTTGTCTTGTCTGGATGGCTCCTATAACCTCAGAGCCAGAATTAATACGAACACCGCCAGCAGTATTAATAGCTGTTGGAGTCCAGTCTGCCGCGTTTTCCTGATCGGAGAATCTAACGAAAAGCGGGTCTATATCAGAAGAACCAATCGGGTTTGCCCCAAAAGCAATAACATGCTGGTCTGTATCGGAAACCATAACCTGCAATGCAATAGTTGGTGGATTAGATGCAGATCCTAACGATGTTAACGGAATACCTCTTGTCCCGGTTCCGCTTGATTCATCCCAATAATAAACGCCGCCGCCTCTAATATTGAAGATTAAATCTTCACCAAAATTATCTTGGCTATACAGTCTTAATTGCCCAGAAGAGGCCACAGAGCTTGCGCTGCCCCATGTGCTGGCTCCCCACGAACCAGACCCCCAGCCAGCACCACTGACAAACGTATTAAGCCCCGTGTTTATTTGATAAACACCCACGGTATTGGAGCCCCCATCCCCAGAATCGCTAGAATTGGCCGTTACCGCGTCGCCATCAGTATCTTTAGCTGTAATGGTATAGGTGTTAACCGTTGGGACAGAGGCTATCTGATATTCTTGATTTAATACCGTTCCGGTTATAGTGCCGCCAAGAGTCGTTGCGGCAGAAAATGTAACAAAATCATTTACAACGGCTCCATGCGCTGCATCTGTAACTGTTAAGGTAGAAGACCCATTTGTTGCAGCAAAAGTAACATCTCCAGCAGATGTTGTTGACCTGACAGGAGTTACATCATTAAAGGAACTTCCTTCGGCAATATAAAATTTAAGATTAGTTCCTAGCCCTATATATTTTATTGACTCCAGAGATGCCCAATCATAAATAGACCGACAAACGCCTAAAAAATACTCTATTGTATATTTCCGCCAGCCACCTATCTTTTCTGGACGCCCCTTTCTAAACCTTATCTTATCCGAGTCAAACCACCCAGCGTCAGCCGTGTATTCGGTTCCTTCTTTATTAACACCCGGAGCAAATTGAATTTTAGATAATGGCATATCAT